TATGATGTTTCTATTAGTACAAAAAAACATTCGATCGAAAAATTACCATCGAAAAGTAAAGAAGAAAGGTTAAAAGAAATACCTTTTAGCAAATTCCATAATAAATTAGTAAATAGTTTATTTGGAAAAGAAGATCGAATAAGAAATCAACAATATTCAAAATTAGTACATGATGCTAAGATTGATAAAATGATTTTAGAAAAACAAATACGTGATTCCGAAAAAAGACAGGGTAAATTGAGAAATAAACCCAACTTATTAGTTATACGTCGATTAGATAGTAAACACAAACCGTATAATTTTAGTGTAAATAGTTCTGGTAAAAAGCTAGAAGAACTAAAAGAAGATGCAGATTTATTAATTTCTTCTATGAAAGGAAAAATTGATTATCTACACAGCGCAGAAGTATGGCAGCGTGAAGAATATCTAAGAAGATTTACTGATGGAAAAGCTTTTTATAAAGCAGTAGCGTAAAGGAATAGAATATACTATTGATTTGGTATATTCTAACATCGCGGGGTAGAGCAGTGGTAGCTTGTTAGGCTCATAACCTAAAGGTCGTTCGTTCGAATCGGACTCCCGCAACAAATTTAAAACTTTATATAATATGCGAATACGTGATTTACCATGTATAGTATATGATATAGAAGTCTTTAAAAATGTATTCCATTGTACTTTGAATAATACTGAAACTAAAGAATTAATAAAGTTTGAGTGTTCTGAAAGGAAAAATGAAATGCAAGAAATGTGTAATTTCTTTTTAAATACAAAAGCTTATTTTGTAGGTTATAATAACATTCATTATGATAATCCTATTGTAAACTATTGTATTGATTATTTCAATAATGATAAATATGATTACAAAGAAATATGTGAATCTATATTTAATTTATCTAAAGTAATAACATCTAAAGATGAAGGAGCACTTGACTATTGGAAAACATGGAAATATAAAAATTATTTCAAAACATTAGATTTACTTACTATGTTATATAGTAAAGCTTTAAGAGTTTCTCTAAAAGAAATGCAAGTCACAATGATGTATCCAAATGTTCAAGAATTCGTAGTAGATTGGCAAGAACCATTACCATTAAATAAGATCAATAAAATGATTGATTATAATATTAATGATGTAATGTCAACTACACAATTATTAGAAAGGTGTGAAAAAGATATTAAATTACGATTAGATATTGAAGATAATAATCATATAGATTGTTTATCAAAAGATGGAGTTGGAATTGGTGTAGAATTATTAAAAAATGAATACATAAAGAAAACTGGTATATCTTGGGAAAAGCTTAAAAATTTAAGAAGTGAACAAGAGTATATACCATTAAAAGATATAATACTACCTAATATATCTTTTAAAAATCCAATTTTATCAAATCTGTTAACTGAAATGAAGACTCTAACAGTAACAGCAGGTAGAAAAGCTTGGAATAAAAAATTTCTATTAAATAATTTAGAAGTATCTATAGGTGTTGGTGGAATTCATTCTATTAACAAACCTGAAATAATAATACCAAAAGAAGATGAATTACTATTAGATTCGGATGTAAATTCAATGTATCCAAGTCTAATTATAAAATATGGATTTGTTCCACCTCATCTTGATAAAAAAGTATTTTTAGACATATATTCAAAGACTTATAATGAACGAATGGCTGCAAAAGAAGCAGGTCGTAAATTAGAAAGTGATACAAAGAAATTAACTTTAAATTCAGTAACAGGAAATTATCAGAATAAATATAGTTGGCTATATTCTCCAAAAGCAGTAATGCAGATTAGAATTAACGGCCAATTAATACTTTTAATGCTCTGTGATAGACTTTTAGAACTCGGTGCTACAATTCATCAGATTAATACAGATGGTGTGTTATACAGCCTTAAAAAGGCTAAAAAAGATGAATTAGATAGTAAACTAAAAGAGTTTGAAGAATTGATTAAGTTAACTTTTGAAACAGAAGAATATAAATGTTTTTATCAATTAGCAGTAAATGATTACTTTTGTGTTGATAAAAAGAATGTTATAAAAGAAAAAGGTATATTTATTACTGAGGTTAAACTTGGTAAAGGATTAACTCCTAAAATTATTCCTATAGCTGTACAACAATATTTTTTAAATGGTACACCAGTAAATGAAACCATTAAAAATTGTACAGATATAAAGAAATTTTTAATGTCTGAAAAGACAGGAAAACAGTGGCATGTAGAATACATGAATAAAGAGCAACAGCGAACTAATAGATTTTATGCATCAACAGATGGTGGGTATCTTTGGAAATGGAAATTGACAGAAGATGAAGATACTAAAGAATTAATAAAAGAATATCAGAATATGTTAACAGCATCTGGTATTACTTTACTTAATAATTTTAAAGATCTTAAGGAAGATCCAAAGATAAATTATAATTATTATATCGCTGAAGCAAAAAAAATAATTACACAATTAAAAATAATACAATTGAGCTTATTCTAACAAAATATATCCGAGAATATCATAAACTTTAGTAAAAATTGTTATTTAAAAAAGACAATATCATGATACTAGAATTAGATACGTCTCTGTTAGAAAAACTAAATATATCAATAAATCAACTGGTATTTGTTAATCTTGTATTGAATGAAAATCAAATAAATAATCAAGACATTCATTTCCTACTCAGCCGGGTAAGTGAATTAGAAATACAAGACTTAATAAATCGTAACATTGTCATTGTCGAAGAAAAAGATAATGATAAAATTTATAAATTATCAGACATCGTCGAAAGCACCTTAAAAGTTAAAAGCGATGATATGTTTGATGAATTTTATAATACATTTCCAGTTTATGTTATAAGACCTGATGGAACCAAAGGGTTTCTAAGGGCAAATATAAACAAATGTAGACATGAATATAAAAAAATTGTTGGTAAGTCTTTAGCAATGCATAATCATATTATGGAATGCTTAAGATGGGAAATAGAAAATAAAACTACTACCGGCAAATTAAGTTATATAAAAACTATGTGGAAATGGCTTACTCAACACGAGTGGGAATGTTATGAGGAACAATTACTAGAAGAAACTAAACAACAAACTGAATCTTTATATGGAACAAACGTCATTTAAAACGCTTCCTTTTAAGACTATTTCGCAAGTTGCAGATGAATCTGTATCTTATATAAAAGCGCGAAAAGATAAAACTATCGTACCATTAAAAACAAGATGGAAGAAGTTTAATAAAGTTTGTTGTGGAGGTATTGAACCAAATATGATTATTACTATAGCCGGAGGTTCCGGTAGTGGTTGTAGTGTTAAAACAAATTATAGAACTAAGATATGATAGTTACGTTCATAATGTATTAACTAATACATTATTTTATGAATTATAACTATTTTGACTCAATAGATACAGAAAAAAAAGCTTATTGGCTCGGATTTATATTTGCAGATGGAAATATATCTAAATCTGAACGAGTATATAAAGGTAAGATTAAAAAAGGTAATTATAGATTCGAAGTATCTTTAAAGGATACTGATAAAAAACATTTAGAAAAGTTTGCTAAAGAAATAAATTTTGAAAAAGAAATTAAAACTTCTCAAACAAATTTTAAAGCTAAAAGATGTAGATTATATTTTAATAATAAACATTTTTGGAATACTTTAAATAATTATGGATGTACACCTAACAAATCTTTAACATTAAAATTTCCAAATATTTCAATATTCAAAGATACTTCTCTGATTAAACATTTTATCAGAGGATATATTGATGGAGATGGAAGTATTGCTTACAAGAATGCAGAACATACTGACTTTCAACTGAGAATATTAGGAACAGAACATTTTTTAAGCAATTTACAAAAAAATTTACCTTTAGAGAAATTAAATAAATTATACAAAGATACAAATATTTATGAACTATGTTTTAATAGTTCGAGAGGTTTGTATGTATGTAAGTATCTATATGAAAATTCAAATATATATCTAGATCGAAAATTTGAAAGATATACACAATACAGCCGTCTATATTAGGAATAATATAGTTATTATTGAGCAAATACGGGGAAAGCTGAAACGCCAATCCCGTGGTAAACAATTAGATTACGAAAGGCTAATTGTCACCGTACAGCGTAGAGAGTGAATAAATATAATCTCTCCAAGAGTGTTCAATATCCCAACTGAAATAAGTGGATAAAAAGGTACGCGGGGCTATAAAGAATAAAATTTATAGAAATGTAGATAAAAAGCTACATGATAACAAAACCGAAATCAGCATTTGCCAATACATTAGAAACTGATTTAATTGATCTCAATCCAAATCAGGAGATAGTTATTTTAGATTTTTCATTTGAAATGCTAAGTTACCGACAAATCGGTAGAAAGCTTAGTAATAGACTGCGCAAGACAACTTCAGAACTATATAGTGCTGAAGAATCTATTAGTGATTCTGACTTTGAAAAAGTAGAAGAAGCAACTAAAGAGATTAAACGGTATCAAATATTTTATGTTGATACTACTAGCACAGTAAGTGATATCGAAAAAACTATAGATTATTTTCACTCAGTAATAGCTAATGGTAAATGGTTAATAGTAATATTAGATCATGCATTATTAGTAGAAGGAGATACTGAACGTGGAACAATAGTAGATTTACAGAAAATGTTTCTTAGAAAAAAGAAACTATATAATACTAGTATTATACAAATTTCACAGATGAATCGAAATATTGAAACTCCAGATAGGATTAATAATCCAGCTATGCATTTTCCTTTGCGTAGCGATTTATCAGCATCAGATGCAATTTTTCAAGCATCCGACTATGTAGTGGCCTTATCTAGGCCAGAATTACTTAATATAACATCTTATGGATCAAAGCATTTACCTGTAACTAATAAGGTATACTTACATTTCTTAAAAGTAAGAGACGCAGGCGAGCCTTGCATATTAGTATTTGACAATGAGTTGAAATATGGTAATTTAATAGAGAATGTGTCTTGAAAATATTGTTGATGCGCAATATTAATTAACAAAAGGCTGAATATGAGACATTTTTATATACAATTCCCTAATAAAGGGATTGACAAAACCGGGGTTTACAAAAATTATTTACTCAATCGTTTGAATCAGGCATATCCTGAACTTACTATTGATGGTATTGATACTAAAGAAACTCCTTTTAGTTATCAATACGTTGGACCAAATGATATTTTAGGGATTGGTAATGGCTATTGCTCACGTTGCGACGTAGCTGGTAGCATTATGAATAGATATCCGAAACTAGAACGTACTTATACACCGACTTATAATCTTGCAACTGAATTTCAGTTAGCAATGAAAAAATTGGACGATTATTATAAGATGAAGAAAGATTACAAACCGTTGTATGATTTCTTACTAGATGATGGAACACCCGTACGTGAATATAATAATTTTATTCAAGTTGGATATCGTTTGATACCAAAATATGGATCTCCTGCGTATTTTGCAAAACTTAATACCGAAGATCGTAAAGCAGTTAATAGTATTATTGTTGTAGTTAATAAGATTACAAATAATAATACTTATAAATTATTTTAATAATTACTTTACATTTCATATAAAACACAGATTTTAACAAATTCTTTCATACAAAAGCATATTGTAAAGTAGTAAAAACAATAAAAATGTTAATACTACCAACAGAAAAAAATATACCAAAAGTAAATAATCCTAGATTTTTAATACTTTTTGGTAAACCGAAATCTGGTAAAACAACATTACTATCACAATTAGATAATTGTTTAATTGTTGACTTAGAAGGTGGCTCTGAATTTTTAGCAGCCCTTTCTGTCCAAGCTAGAAACATAAATGATTTTGGTGAGATAGCGAACGCTATACGTACTAAAATCAAAGAAACTGGAAAAAAGCCTTATAAATATATTGCAATTGATAATGCTACACGCTTAGAAGAAATATGTCTACCTTATGCAGCAAGTCTATATAGACAGCAACCTTTCGCTAAAAATTGGAAAGGTACTGATGTACGTATTTTGGAAAAAGGAGCTGGTTATTTCTATATTAGAGAAGCAGTTTCAAGAGTATTATCAATGTTCAAAGAACTATGTGATACATTTATATTAGTAGGGCATACTAAAGATAAACTCATTAATGTAGAAGGTGAAAACCTTACAGAAATGGCATTAGATTTGGTAGGAAAACTTGGAGATATTACTTGTGGAGAAGCCGATGCTATAGGTTACGTTTATCGAAAGAAAAACGAAACAATAGTATCATTTAAAGGTGGAGAAGGCACTATAAAAGAGGCAAGATCGCCTCATTTAAGTGGTAAAGACATAGTAATAGCAGATAGCGATGATGAAAATAAGATATCGGTCCATTGGGATAGAATCTTTTTACCAGAATAACAAATAGAATAGAAGATATGTATAGTAAAGAAAGAACATATAAAATAGAAAAGAAGGATAGAAATTTTATTCCAGCGGGAATAAATGAAGATGTCCAATTGAAATCGGCAAAAGTAACCAAAAGTCCTATGGGTAACACATTTCTTGAAATTACTTTTGAGAAGAATGGTGCTATTCTTACAGATACTGAGTACGAACCTGCAATGGGTACTTATACTACTACAGAAGCAGAATTGCAGCAAAAAGAGGATAATCAATTCTCTAGAATGATGCAGATATTATTGTGCTTCTATAAAGATGAAGACTTGGTATTTAATGGAGAATCATTTAATGATTTTGCAAATTGGGTAGCTGACAAACTTAATGCAGCAGATAAGTCTATTTTACTTAGAGTAAAATGTGTATTTAATAACAAAGGATATATTACATTACCTAGTTATGCTAAATATACTTTTATTGAACCTATGAAATTACCAGAAGGTAAGAATTCTATAATTGTAGAATTGGGTATAGATAAGTTTGTAAGACCTGTTGTAGAGGATAAAGAAGAAACAGTTACTAACATAAGTTCAGATTATGCTACGGATACATTAAAAGATCCGATGAGTGCTAATAGTGAATTGCCATTTTAATTATTTTCTATAAAAAATAATTAACACATTATAGTAAGGGTAGTAATTAATTTTACTACCCTTATTTTTAATATATTATCAAATATGGAGTTATCGAAATTTATAAATGAGCATTTTTTTGGCCTACCAAAAAATATAAAAGTAGAAAATTGTAAGTACACTTTAGAAAGTATAAATGAAGGTGTTTATAATACAACACTAAAAAGTGGTGATATTATTTTTGCATCAATTAATACTACTTTAAAAATAGGAACAAAGAAAAAGAGAGTAAATCGTCGCAAAGACTTGTATTTAGTAAAGGATATTAAATCCAATACCTTTATACTTGCGGATTATCTTGGAAACGAATATAAGACTTCCAACGGAGGTATCACTATTATCAAACGCCCTGATCTCAAAAATGAAATCATGGAATTGGTAGATACTTACGAAACAAATATACAAAAAGAAGAATTACAAAAGTATCTAGAGACTAGTAAATTATTAGGATTTACATTTACTAATCTTGAGCCAGAAGAAAAGTTGCGTAGAACTATAGAGGCTGGCATAAAGAATATATGGATGGTTGGCCCAGCAGGCTGCGGTAAAAGTACAATTGCACGAAATATTGCAAAAGATATGGAATTACCATATTTATGTATTAGCTGTGGTATTGGGACATCGGCTACTGAGTTTATCGGTTATAAGTATCCTACTCGTGAAAAGACTCGTTTCGGGGAATTTTATGAGAAACCATCTATTATATTGATTGACGAGTTAACTGCATTAGATCCTGCCGTTGCGCAGATATTAAATGCAGCATTAGCAAACGATGAAATTGAGACTACTACGGGCTTAGTTCATAGGCATCCAAATTGTATTATTATTGCAACCAGTAATACTTTTGGTTTTGGATGTGATCGTCAATATGTTGCGAATAACCAGTTAGATGCGTCCACTATAGACCGCTTTATTGGTGGTATTGTAGAGGTTACGTATTCT